TCGGGGTTGGCGGCCTTGTGTTGGCAAGGATACCTGAAGAAATTGTCAAAAGTCGTTCCGAGTATTTTAAAAAAATTACTCAGGAGAGAATAAAGTCGATTGATGCTGATTTAATGAAGGAACAACGACCTGGAATGCCTATCAATATTGATAGACAGTCCCGTGTAACTTTTGGTGGTGGACGTAAGTCATAATTGTTTGGCAAAAGTCAACTACTGTAAATTAAATTAAAACAAACGGAGTATAAATAAATGGCAAACGTAACAGAAAGATTTGGTCTAAGACCAAGTCGACAACTTAATGGCAGTCCATTTATCAACGCCCAAAACAGATATAGAGTAGCAACTAATAACTCTACTAACATTTACCAAGGTGATGTGGTTATACCATTCGATTCTGGTACAGTTGGAAGAGCAGTTGCAAATACTTCTACACCTGCTGTGGGAGTTTTTAATGGCTGTTTTTATACAGATCCGACAACTCAAAAACCAACATGGAAGAATTATCTTCCAAGTTCAGTTGACGCAAGCGACATCGTTGCTTTCGTAATTGATGCACCAGACACAGTATTCGAAGTGAATGCTAATGGTGTATTTGGAGTTGCCGACATCTTTAAAAACTTTTCAGTTAATAATGTAACTGGAAATATACAAACAGGTATATCTTATGTACAATTAGATGTAGCGAATTCAGGAACGGATTCTACATATTTAGTTCAAGCAATTGATATATCAGGTGACGTACTTAACAGTGACGTAGCTGTCTCTAATGCAAATGTTCTTGTTAGAATTAACAACCATTTCTATAAAGCCGCTACTTCAGGACTATAATAGGAGAATATAAACTATGGCTATATCACGATCACAACTAGTTAAAGAACTAGAGCCAGGATTGAATGCCCTATTCGGCCTGGAATACAACAGATACGACAACGAACACGCAGAAATCTTTACATCTGAATCTTCAGACAGAGCTTTTGAAGAAGAAGTAATGTTAACAGGTTTTGCGGGTGCAGCTATCAAACAAGAAGGTGCAGGAGTGCAATTCGACCAAGCTTCTGAAGCCTACACTTCAAGATACACTCATAATACAATTGCTTTAGCATTTGCTATTACTGAGGAAGCTATTGAAGATAACTTGTACGATAGATTAGCTTCTAGATACACTAGAGCTTTAGCTCGTTCAATGTCACAAACTAAACAAACAATAGCAGCTAACATTTTAAATAATGGTTTTGATACTGGTGGTTCATACAACGGAGGTGACGGTGTTTCTTTATTAAACGCTTCTCACCCTCTTGCTAATGGATCAACATTTTCAAACATTTTAGCTACTGCAGCGGATCTTAACGAAACTTCTTTAGAACAATCGTTAATTGACATTGCGGGATTTGTAGATGAAAGAGGATTGAAAATCGCTCTTCAAGGTAGAAAATTGATTATTCCAAAAGAATTACAATTTACTGCTGAGAGAGTTTTAAGATCTCCACTTAGAACATCTACATCTGATAACGATATCAATGCTATGTTAAATATGGGAATGATTCCTGAAGGTTACAGAATCAACCATTTCTTAACTGATACAGATGCATTCTTTATCATTACAGATGCTCCTAACGGATTGAAAAATTTCGTTAGAAGTCCAATCAAAACAGCTATTGAAGGCGATTTTGACACTGGTAACGTTAGATTTAAAGCTAGAGAAAGATACAGCTTCGGTTGGTCTGACCCTAGAGGAATCTTCGGAACACCAGGAGCGGCTTAATAATTAAGTCTTTCCACAAAAGGGGCCAAGGTTTACTTTGGCCCCTTTTTCTTTTATAATAATAAATAATCTAGATATAATTAGTTTTGTAGACTGGCTAGACAGACGGTATAGAGACTACAGAGCTTAACCACTATACGGGAGAATAATATGGGACAATCAACGTTTTCAGGACCAGTAAAATCTTTAGCAGGTTTTATTAGTGCTGGAGTATCAAACTCAGTAACAACAGCAGTAGGAAAAACATTAACTGTTGCAAATGATGCTGGAAAACAAATCTATTACACGAGCGTAGCTACAGCAACTTTTACTTTACCAGCTGTAAATACAAGTTCACCAAGTGATCCAACTGATCCAAATCAGTCAAATAATTATGGTGCAGCTTTTGAATTCGTACTTTCAACAACAGTAACAGGTAACTTTATTGTAAAAGTAGCAAATTCTAGTGATACTATGGTAGGAACAGCCATTCTTGGTTCTGGAACTACAGCATTAGTATTTAGCACAGCAACTGCATCGGACACTATCACTTTAAGTGGTACGACTACAGGTGGAGTTGGCGGAGCAAGTGTTAAAGCTACAGTAATTGGAGCAAACAGATATAAAGTAGAAGTAGTATCTGGAGCTACAGGAGCAGTGGCAACACCATTTAGTGCTACGGTATAATTAATTTATTTTAAGGAGCTCTTCGGGGCTCCTTAAATACTAAGGAGTTTAAATGAGTAAAAGTGATGTAAAACCAGTTATATGTTTAAGCAGTGAATCTAGTAAAGTATTATTTGCTGGTCCTACAAGATTAAGAGGATTTATGGCTCAATCTACTGGACCTGCTGGAATAGCAATAATTAATGGTTTAGCAAATGCAACAACTGTTAGTAGTTCAGTTAACACACAAGTTTATATTGCAGTATCTGTTGGAGCAGGTGGAACAGAAACTTTAAGCCTTCCAGAAGATGGTGTTTTATATGCAGGTAGAAATGGTGTTGGCATTATAGATGGTATTGGTGTAACAGCAAATACAAGTTCATTAAATATAACATTATTTATAGATAAATAATAAAATGCGTAAGTTTGGTATCCAATTAAGAGGAACAGGCAAAGCTGTTGCAAAGATGTCACTAGGTGGAGCTTTAGCAACTAAATCTAATATATATCAAGGTAAACCAGGAACTTACGAACAAACTTATTATACACAAGCTTTATTTCCACAAGCAACACAAACTGGATATACTCCACCCCCTTCTACTGAAAATAAAAAAGAAGATAAAAAAGAAGAAGGAATGGCTAGAGGCGGAGCAGTTAAACCAGTTAATCCTAAAAAAAAGAAAAAAATAGGACAAAAAAAGAAAATTTAATTTCTTGTAATGTCTTATTTAAATGCTAACATACCACCAATTTATTGTAAAATAAGAAAGGAATATTTATATGACTTACGAGAACATCAAGGAGAAACTGAAGATTGTGTGGTCTTTGCTATTGCAAGCATTCCAGGGCGTGCAATCTTATTTCATGCTTTACTTACGAATGGTGCAATATATTGGAGGCTTCCTATCAGTGCTTTTCTTCAAGGAAGAAACAGCGGTACTATGCATCAAGGAAAAATGGAATCTCCAGATCTCGAAGATCTTGAGCTATGGAATTCATTTAGTTATTATCCTTCTGTTACTACTTTTGATTTTTTAATCGGACAACGCTGTAAATATTTAGGAAAGGATAAAAAATTTATTCATGGAGAATATTTATTTACAATTGATTGGGCACATCCAGAACCTAATATCTTGGATACTGAACATTCCGAAATTCCTGATCAACATAAGTGTGCACATATTTTGGCTCTTGATAACGGTAATTATGCAGCTCAGCCTAATAATCGTATTTTGTGGAACATTAGTAGTTTTACTACTTCTAAACATTGGCCAGATTATAAAGTTACAACTACGGAATGGAATGTTGAAAATAAAGATTGGGTTACTGACAACTCCGATAACATGTTTTATAATGTAAAAAAGGATAAAAATGAGTAGTGAATTTAAATTCAGCGATCAAACAAATATAGCTTTACCTATAAAAAATATAGTGGCTATTGTATCTGCTATTGTTGTAGCAGTATGGACTTATTTTGGTATTGTTGAAAGACTTAATAGACTTGAAACTAATGAAAAGTTAATGGCTCAAGATCTTCTTAAAAAAGCAGATCAAACTCCTAAGAATCAAGAATTATTTATGTTAATTGAATATCAAGCTAAAACAATAGAGAAACATACAAAACAATTAGAAGAAAACGTTCATACAAAAGTATTAATATCTCAATTAGAAAAGAAAGTAGATAAACTAGAAAAAGAATTAGACACCGTAAGAGGTAAATAATGATTGAAGCAGTATTTGCATTATTAATGTATATGAATGGTAAGTTAGAAGGATATTCTCCTAAAGCTACTATTGCAGATTGTTTAGAACAAAAACGTAAAGTAGAACGCGATGGTAACCCTAGTGTTACTTCATGGAGTTGCAAAGAAGTAAAAGCCATAG